CACCTCTCATGCGATGGTTGCCCATTCAATGTAGAGAAGTTCGGAGAGCATAAGATATGCGGGTGCATATTAAGCGGACCGGACGACTGGGATGAGCCAAAGGTAATCGGTCATATCGTTCGCACAATAATCCATGAAATGGCAGGTGGTAAGAAATGAGCGAGAACGAAATCCGTGAGTACGCACTCATGAAAGCGACATTTAAGTGGTTGCTGATTGGTATGTTATGGCAGGGATTGGAATTGTGGTTCTACGGAACAACCAGACCGAGCAACGAGGATACAATCATCGGATTTTTACTCTGGTATTACATCGTGAGATGTGAATGCATGAAAAGGGGAGTCTGGTGGAAAAGAGGTGGAGACAATGGCAAAAGGTAAACCAAAGCGTAAGCCATTCGGGATGAATTCCAGTCTGGCGGATGCAACACAGGTAATGAGACAGCTTCCGGTGTCGGCAATGCTATCGTCCATTGAAATGCAGATTAATATCCTGCAGGAGCGTGGAGTAGAGATACGAGACTGGGAGAACAAAGACCGGGTACTTAAGCAGGTAAGAATACTCGGCGGAAAAGCATACTTCCTTGCGGAGGACAAACCCAGGGATTAGAAAGAAGGAAAACTATGACACCAGACAGCATGGCAAATGAAGTAGAAGAACAAAAACTGCTTCTCAAACAGTACCTCGGACAATATTATTATGCCAAGATGAAAAAGAAGCAGTTGGAAGCCAGACTTCGTACTTTCAGAGAAAATATGCTCGGCACAAAGGGGATGCAATACTCCCCAGTGCCACGCAGCCAGACCAACAGCGTAGGAGACGGACCGGCAACGCAGGTCATCCGCGCGATGGAGATCGAGGACAGAATCGAATCACAGAAAGCAGAGATGGCAAAGACCATGCTGAATGTGATGAAGATCATGGATTTTTTACCAACGGATTCCACGGAACGAAGCATACTGGAATACAGACACATTGACTGTTTGAGTTGGAAGCAGGTGTGCAAGGAAGCAAACATGACAAGGACTCCTTGCAACAAATACTACAACGCAGGAATTGACAAGCTGCTTACATACAAAAAAGTACAGTCAATTTTACAGGAATTCGCCTCCTCCCAAGAACCCTCAAAGCCTTGAAATTGCTTGACTTCGGAGTAGGGGGGGGGTAGAATTGTACTGACAAAATAGCTTATTGTCAGATGATAAATTCTACCCCTTAAAAGGAGGAGCAATATGGGATTGAAAGATTACACAGATACAAAAAACGGGCCGCAATTGGCGGTATTAAAACACGCAGTCATCGGAGACAGAATCGGAGAGGTTAAGATAGAAAAAGGCTTCCTAAAATTCAAAGGAACGATGACGGACAAACATACCAAGGAAGTGCATCATTGCACCATGGCAGGATGCGACTGTGAAGATTATAAGAAAAACAAGCTGCCATGTGTGCATATGTACAAACTGGCATTGGAGTACGGAATGTACAAAGACATTCAGAAACGAGGATTTGCAGGAAAACTGGCAGGACTGAGTGATGAAGCCTTCGCCTATTTTGAAAGCGCAATGTATGGCGGATACTACGATAAAGAGAGAGACATCGAAGATGGATCATGGGAAAAGATAACTCAGAAGATTAAAAGCGAATTATCCAGAGAAGGACTACTGGAATTTCATCGTGGATATTTTGTATTTACGAACCATGTCCAGAATGAAATCATCGGGTATATCCTGGCGACTTTTTCAGACCCACGCAGTATAGAGCGTAGAAAAAATCAGTAAAAATAATCACGGAAATATCAAGCTGGAAATTTTACTGGGAAAAATTCCGCAAAAGAAAAAAAGAACATCGAAAATTCAAGCCGACTTTTGGAAATCCACATTCGGAATCCAAGGGCCGGCTTTTACTGTGTGTGCAGAACGGATTATAAATACCAAACCTAAAAAATAGGGCACGCATATAGGGAGTGTATAAGGCCCACATATAACACACCCATATATGGGGCAGGTATTATGCCCAGAAAAAAGACAGGAAAAGCACAGAGGTACAGGGGCGCACCGTAGCACACACCCACAGGGGCAGGGAGAGCAGGGGCAGGACGCACCCACACACCACAGCCACAGCACTACGCAGACGCACCACAGGCAGGGCAGGCAAGGCACAGGGCACACCACAGGACAGGGGCACAGCACCACACAGAAGCACAGCACACAGAAGAAAGCACAAGAGAGTACACAAGAGTACATCGAGGTGTGCTATAGTAGTAGCGTGGAGCACAAGGGGACAGACCACACGGTCACACCCAACCACTCCACTTGCTCCCCTCAGAGAGGACATGGCACAAGACATCAGAGCCTGCGCTGTGTCCTCTTTTGCGTGCAGGCGGGGCACGGCATCGCCGTAGGTACTACCCAGACCCAAAATGCAATGCGGGGCGAGGAAGGCGCGGCTTTTTTGCCGATAAAATAAAAAAATTTTTAACCATTTCGTTACGCAAAGCGGGAAGGAGGCTTGGAAATGGACCAGAAACTGAGAACTGAGCGCAGGAAACTGGCTGACTTAAAGGCAGCAGAATACAATCCAAGAAAAGCACTGACCCCGGACGATGCGGAATACCAGAAAATAAGGCGGAGCATTGAAGAATTCGGATACGTTGACCCCATCATCATAAACGAGGATGGAACTATCATAGGCGGCCATCAGAGGGCAACCGTCCTCAAAGACCTCGGATACCAGGAAGTGGATGTGGTCGTGGTGGCTCTGGACAAGCAGAGAGAGAAGGCTCTGAACATCGCACTGAATAAGATTACAGGCGAATGGGATGAAGTGAAGTTAAAAGATCTGCTGCTTGACCTCGACCTCGGAGATTACGACATATCACTGACAGGCTTCGAGCAGAACGACCTCACGGAACTGGTGGACAAACTCGCTATCGAGCCGGAAGCAGTGGACGATGACTTCAATGAGGACGAAGCACTGGAGCAGGCGGAAGCCGAACCAGTAACCAAACTCGGAGATGTGTGGCTACTGGGCAGACACAGGCTCATGTGCGGAGACAGTACATCGCAGGATGACATGGCGGTTCTGATGAATGGAGAAATCGCAGACCTTGTCGTCACTGATCCGCCATACAATGTCAACTACGGAGACAAGGCAGAGATGCTCGATGAGTACCTCCCTGCCAAAGGACACCGCAACATCAACCACATCAAGAACGATAATATGGACAACCAGAGTTTCTATTCGTTCTTACTGGCAACCTACCAGAGTGCTTATGAATTTATGAGAGCCGGGGCAGCAATCTATGTATTCCACGCAGAGAGTACCGGACACATATTCAGACAGGCATTTCTTGACGCAGGACTGAAACTCGCCCAGTGCTTAATCTGGGAAAAGAACGCATTCGTCCTCGGCAGACAGGACTACCAGTGGAGACACGAACCGTGTCTGTATGGATGGAAAGAGGGTGCGGCGCATTACTTCATCAATGACAGGACACAGGATACCGTCATTCTGGAAGATGATATAGATTTCAGTGCCATGAAGAAAAACGAACTTGTGGCATATCTGGAAGAACTCCGCAGGAAAAACAGAGATCAGACCTCTGTTATTTACGAGAACAAACCGACAAGGAATGACATACACCCAACCATGAAGCCAATCGCACTGGTCGGAAAATTCATAACCAATTCCAGTAAGTCCGGATGGAATGTACTGGATCTGTTTGGTGGAAGCGGCAGCACCCTCATGGCCGCAGAGCAACTGGGAAGGACGGCATTCATCATGGAACTGGATGAGAGATTCTGTGATGTGATCGTGAAACGGTGGGAAGATTACACCGGACAGCAGGCAGTCCGAATCCCGGCAGAGGATGTAAAGTAGAATGGCAGAGGAACAGCAGGGCGGCTTCTACCGTGTAGAGGTCATCGCTTCTCTGTTCGGAGTAACGGTGCGAAGGGTGCAGCAGCTTACTCAAGAGGGCATCATATCAACAACCAAGACCAAAGAGGGGAATCGGTATGAATTAGCACCTACCATTCAGAGGTATGTCAAATACCTTTCAGACAAGGCATACGGAAAAAGCAAGTCCGAAAAGGAAGCCGAACTGAGGGAACAGAAACTGCAGGCAGAGATCGCCCTCAAGGAATCCCAGGGAGAAATGCATAGATTAAAGACAGAGATCGCATCGGGGAAGTACATCGACATCGAGGAAGTGAAGATGGACTATAGCCGATTTTTTGTTTCATTCAAAAAGTTTGCATTATCCCTGCCGAGCCGACTATCCGGCAGAATCAGCGGTCACTGCGACCCGATGGAGATTCGCTCGATAGAAAAGGATCTGAACGCAGAAATCATCCGGTTATTAAACAGCTTTGTGGTGGCAGGCTGCACACCGGAAGAAATGGAAAAGAAAAAGCGTGGCAAGAAATCCGTATCGTAGATACGAGGTCACAGAATACCAGAAGGAAGCCTTAAAGTTCCTACAGCCACCAGAGGACATCACGGTATCGGAGTGGGCAGATAAGTACAGGGTACTGGATGCCAAGACCTCTGCAATGCCGGGACCATGGCGGACAGAACACACCCCATACCTTAAAGGCATCATGGATGAGTTCAACAATTATGAGACAGAGGAAATCGTCTACGTGAAGCCTACGCAGGTAGGTGGAACAGAGTGCCTCCAGAACATGGTAGGTTACATCGTCCAACAGGACCCTGCGCCGACCATGATCGTATACCCGACAGATACGCTCGCCAAATCCATATCGGAGAACAGACTGCAGCCGATGTTCAAAGCGGCACCGGAACTCCGAAAGAGGTTTGATGAGAACTCGCAGTTGCAGGAATTACAGTTTGATGGAATGTATCTGACACTGGCAGGCTCGAACTCCCCATCAAGCCTTGCGAGTAAAGCAATCCGATTCCTGTTTCTCGATGAGGTGGATAAATATCCGGGGGCATCCAAAAAGGAAGCTGACCCGGTCAGTCTGGCAAGGGAACGAACCAAGACATTCCACAACAGGAAGATATTCATCACAAGCACACCGACACTGAAAACAGGGCATATCTGGAAAGCCAAGGAAGATGCAGACATAGAGAAGCACTACTTCGTTCCATGTCCGCACTGTGGGGAATACATCGAACTCAAGTGGAAGCAGATACACTTCCCAAAAGAGGAGGGGATGAGTTACGCAGACCGTGCAGAATTCGCAACCTATGTATGCCAGGAGTGCGGATGCGTAATCACAGACCAGGACAAGCCGGAGATGCTCCGCAAGGGAGAGTGGCGGACGGTCAAGGAAAACACCAAGTTCGTCCGCAAGGTAGCGTTCTGGATGAACACCCTGTACTCTCCATTTGTTCGCTTTTCAGAGATTGTAAAGGAGTTTCTGGACAGCAAGGATGACCCGGAGAAGCTGCAGAACTTTGTCAACTCATGGCTTGCAGAGCCGTGGGAGGATACCAAGCTAAAGACCAACGCAGACCTCGTCATGGAAAGACAGACCGAGTACGAGGAACTGGTAGTGCCGGAGTGGGCAAAACTGCTTACGGCAGGAGTCGATGTACAGGAGAACTGCCTATACTGGAGCATCAGAGCGTGGGGCAATTACCTCACAAGCCAGAACATAGCACATGGGCAGGCTTTCTCATTCCAGGAAGTCGAGAGAATCATGAACCTCGAATACCAGATGCCGGATAGCACACCACTGGTCGTAGCACTGGCACTGATCGACTCCGGTAATGACGCAGATACGGTGTACGATTTCTGCGCCAACAATTCAGAATGGGCACTGCCAAGCAAAGGTTCATCAAACCCGATGCTGTCGCACTACAAACTGTCCAAGGTAAATAAGAGCGACAGCAAGGCATACGGCATGAATCTGGTACTGGTGGACACCGGAAAATATAAGGACATGATCGCCGGACGAATGCAGAAAAAGAACGGCAGTGGATCATGGATGGTTTACCAGGGATGCGACAGAGAGTACGCAGAGCAGGTAACTGCGGAACATAAAGTGAATGTCAAAATGGGAAACGGCAAGGTCAAACAGGAATGGCAGCAGAAAACCTCCCACGCAGACAACCACTACTTGGACTGCGAGGTATACGCAACAGCAGCGGCAGATATCCTCGGAGTACGAACCCTGCATCTGAATGAGATACAGGAAAATGAGCAACCAAAGAAACAGGAAACAACCCAGTACACCCCGGAAGAACACTGGATCAGTCAGAACGAAGGGTCATGGGTATAAAGGAGGCAGAGCATGGCAGCAGTAGAATCCAATTACAATGCTTCGGAAATGCTAACCGAAGTAAATAATGCCATTTACGCAGTGCTCGTAGGCGGCCAGTCATACAAGATTGGTACGAGACAGCTCACCCGTGCCGACCTTAGTCTGCTCTACAAATTAAGGAACGACCTCACAGCACAGATTGCAGCAGAGGGTTCAACCAGTTTACTGGACGATACCTATGTCGCAGTATTTGATGGGAGGTAGGACATGAACTGGTTAGACGGAATTATAGGTTTTATATCTCCAGAATGGGGAGCACGCAGGGAAGCATGGCGACAGAGTCTGACTGAGATGAGGAACTACGATGCAGGCAACTACGACAGGGGTAATGCAAACTGGAGGGTGCTCAACCAGTCAGCAGAATTTACGGACCGGTACAGTCGTGACAATGTCCGAGCGAGAGCCAGAGACTTGGAACGAAACTCCGACATGATGAATTCGGTCATCGGAGCATATAAGAGAAATGTGATCGGTGGCGGATATGCACTGCAGGCAAAGACTGGAAGTGACAAGACCAACGAACTCATCCAGGCAGCCTGGAAGAAATGGTGCAAGAAACAGAACTGCGATGTGACCGGAACGCAGTCCTTCACGCAGATGATGAGAATGTGCGTGAAACGAAAGAAGGTCGATGGCGGAATCCTCATCGTAAAGAGATACACCAAAGACGGATACCTCCCATTTAAGCTTCAGACATTCGAGGTGGACGAATTGGACAACTCGCAGATGCTCCCGAAGAAAAAAGGTAACAAGGTAGTCGGTGGTATTGAAATGAATGAGTATAACAAGCCGATGGGGTACTGGATCAGACAGTATTCCGTGGACGGAATGGCACTCTCAAATCCCGTGTATGTGGATGCGAAAGATGTCATTTTTTTATACACAAAACACCGTCCATCGCAGGTGCGTGAGATGTCCGATATGAGTCCGACAATCACAAGAATCCGAGACGCTAACGAATTTATGATAGCCGTATCGGTCAAAGAGCGAATAGCGGCCTGCCTGTCGGTATTCATTAAAAAACAATTACCGACAACCGGAATCGGTCGTCAAAACGGCAGTGTTCCGGGACCGCACCAGGACTACCAGGGTAAATCCATCGCACCCGGCATGATAAAGGAACTGAATGCCGGAGATGAGATACAGGTAGTAAACCCGACCGGACAAGCAACGGATGCAGCAAGCTACATCAAACTGCAGCAGAGACTTGTCG